TGTCATTTAAGAAAATGAGTGATCAAAAAGTTATACTAATTGCATCACACAATACACTTCTTAAGGTGTATATTCTGGTTACTAAAATAAGTGAGCACCTCCCCCCATATACTGGGTAAAGATAAACACATATATACATAACATAAACGAATATTTAAAAGGTGCTCTAATAATAGAGGGAGAAAGTACCATATTTCACTGGAGGTACAAATCTCCTGTTCTACAAACAAACCAGAAGGTTTGTAGAATAATAAATAAATAGATTTTCAAAAAGTAGTAGTACCAATTTGAAAAACTAAAGGGGGAATAGAAATAAATCCATGGAATGAACCATCATCTGACATTGCCCTAAGAGACATAGTAGAATATACGATACCTCCAGAAAAGGAGGTAGCATTAGGCATTACAGTTGTAAGGGTTATTTTTGAATTTAAAATATTTGCGGCACCACTATATAAAATAGCGCTTGTTGTACCGGAAACCATACAATCAGAGTTAACTCTTGAATGTCTCTGATTGTACTGAGGAACACTAATCTCAGCAGTAGTCTCATCTTGAACATTGGACCATACATATTTACTGCGACCTTGTAAAGCAATTGATGGTAAAACACCATTTGCGTCAGTAGCAACAGTACGAGACAACATACGATCAATAGTGTTAGCCAAAGATAGTGTTTGTATAAAAGTAAATAGCGGACTCATAATAGTAGGTTGAGCCGTACCAACAAAAAATGAATTTCCAGCAGTATTAATTTTCTTAATCTTAACACCGCCTCTTGAATATACAAAACAAGAAGCTAATAAAGCATAATTATCAGTATCGGTATTACAAGGAACTATTGTGGCAACAGCATTAAACCAAGCAACAGGAATAGCGAAAGGAACAACCCATTCTATTTTTGAAGTCGTTGTTGTTCCAATAACACCTGTCAAGGGAACAAAAAACTTTAAATAGGAACGGAAAGACAGTATTCTTTCGCCAATACACAGTTCAGCGTTTAAAATAGGATGACCCACAATTTTTGACGAACCAATCATATCATCGTCAATATCGCAATCATTTCTATTTGAAACAGCTCCCATTTGAGGTGTGATATTCATACATGGTGTAACTTGTAAAGCTTCAGTAGGTACCGCAAATTCAATATCAGGACCACCACAAACTTCAGTAAGAATTGAAATTGTAGAAGAAACTGTGCCAGTAACCGCTAAAGAATCTATAACATCAATGGTTAATAAACCAATTTGCTCAGCCCTATTAAGATAAGGTGAACTACTTATAAAAGGAACTGTAATAATAACCTCATTACTAGTTCTAATGTCAACAATTTGTCGATGACAATAAGGAGAATTGGTAAAAAGAAAACCTGAAGTATTACTTTTAGGCTCAGAGGGCGAAAAAGTAAAAGCAAGTCTACCACTATGAAAAGAGGTCTTAACAAACTTAAAAATAAATACTATAGAACCTCTCCAAAGATCAAAAAAATTTTGAACAAAAGATAAAGGTGTCTGATGATAAATAGTTTTAGTAGCCAAAGTGCCTGAATTAGTAAAATAATTAGGAAATACAGAAATTGTGGCTATGTTAGTAGAATAAGAACTACCAGTATCCCAAGTGTATGTAGCATACCAAGCTGGAATGGTGGCTATATACGTTAATGACATTTCATCAATATCAGTAGAACCAATTCCAGACATCATCGGAACATTATTTTCACTAACAGCTGCTATAGGAGCACCTTGATCAAAACCATCAACATTTCCAGCATACATCGCCATAGCTCTGGTAACACGTTGAGTTGGGCCCATATTCATGGGTTTACTCAAACCAAAAACTTTGGCACAACCTGCCATTATTTCAAGAGCCCAAGAAGCAGTGTTTGCATAAGAAGAAATACTTGGAATAGGAACTAAACTATTCGCAGTATTTGCCAACGTGCCCAAGACCGACGAAACAGGTCCTTGACCTGCTTTTTCTGCCTCCTTAACAAAAGCTCTATTCATTTGTGGTTGAGCAGCTCCTACAAGTTCAATATCCTCGAAGTGCACATAAATAGAATAATTTACGAAATTAGAACCAGAGGGTGCTACAAGTGCGGAATATGGTGAAAGCTTAAGAGTTCCCCAGTTACCAAACTTGTTAGCATCGCCCAAAGAAGAAAGTGGAAAGTAATTGAGAGATGAATCGAAAGGTATTTTCATAATACCTTCTGAATCACAATTAACGTCAAGAACCAACTTTCTAGCAGTCGTACGTTGAGTAAGCGTGCTCAAATGAGCATTAACCCACATAGTATTACTAGCATTAGCTTGGGCGCCTCCAGAAGGAACCCAATTGATTAAATATTTTCCTTGTTGAAAGGGATTACCGTTAATAACAAAAGTGATAACGGTAGTTGCTCTAAAACCTAAATAACCACTGAGTTTATTCCTATATATAACATTAGTAAGAATATCATTAGGAAGAACACGAGCAGTAAAAGTAGAAAAATTATCTGCTGTACCAAGAGTTCCAGCATCAAGTGGCATAGGTTTCCCCAAAAATGCCGCAATAGACTCAGAATTGGGCATACTGGACGAATCGTATAAAAGCCGTGGTAAAGAAACCCTATCAGTAACCAAAGACACGACTTTTTCAGCCTCTGTAACAAACTTTGTAGTTTGATCCATTTCTGTATCACCAAAAGTCTCTACTGTATTAGTTGTTGTTATATCTTGAGCCATAGATGGATCACCCATCTGTGGTGTTAAGATATATAATAAATTACATGCGGTTAACCACACTATTTTTCTGACGGGAGCTAAACAATCATCGAGTTCATTAGCTTGCTTCATATTCATTGTAAAAAAGTCAGTATTGCTTTCGGAAACTGATAAACCTTGTGGAGGGGAAATTTTACAACCTAACTCTCTTAGGCGTGTAAAGAAATAGATTACAACTATATAGGTCATGCAATTTTGTGACTTGCAAGTCAATAAAACACGAATCATAGAAAGGCCTCGTCACCAGCAGTGACGAGCCTCCTTCTATTCTCATAAGACATAGCAATAGAACGCTGGAGAATAACACCAGGTAAGCGAGAATCCAAGATTTTCTTTACTTTAGATCTAAAATCTTCAAATTTCGCTTTGCTATGTAAAACCATCTCATTTAACGCAATATTCACGTTGTCAACAGTTATTTCAACACTTTTCTTCCTTTTAGTCCAATAAATCATATCATAAATAACTTCATCATTTATAGGACAAACAAATATTCCAAGAGTTGGGTCATAAACAAATTTCCTTTTAAGAAAATCTATTTCAGATAACCATCGAGATTTCTTCAAACCACCAGTTGTCTTCAGAGCTGAAGTAAAATTCAAACCAACATGTTTCAACATGTAACCTGGCAAATTTAATTCATTGAAAGTATCAAGAAATTTAGAACTAGTTGAAAAAATAGAATCATCACCCAAAACAATAAGTGAAACATTACTATTAAAATCATTAATTTCTAAACCCATATAAATCCAACACATTCGATAAGCTATTTTATTACTTAAACAGTTGGAAATAATAGTTAAAAATGTACCAGAAGGTAAAGAATTTACCCACTCAACAACATAATTATCCATTACATGACGTGAGTTAACAACTTCCCAAAATAATATCGTTCGAATATTATTATCAGGATCATCATTACCGTACCAAGAATTAATAATAAGAAGAGTAGTCCACAACAATTGACATCTTTGTGTAACGTCAAAAGCTGCATAATCTCCATCTCCTTTGTTTTCAATTTCACCAAAACGATTTAAATAACGAGCAACCATATCCATATCTTTGGAATAAACATTAAGACCAACAGCAGATTCGTTGGAAATAGGATTCGCATTAAAAAAACTCGCAAAAGAACCAAAATACATTTTAAATAAAATGTTCAGTTCAAAAGGAGAACTCGCATACGTTCTCGTTTTTCCAGCATCTGCTTTCTCTATTGGTCTTCGTTCATCTTTAAGACAAGCTCGATAATACCACATAGGTCTAATCCCATTAAGCATATTCTTTTCGTGTATCTCTACACGTTGCGTAATCTCTAGAAGAATTTTTTCTGCTTCTTCTGAACCATCTTCAAAAGAGAATAATCTCTCTTTTAAATTAGGTTTTTCAAGAATATATGGAAACCCAGCAGACGTACTCCTAGGAATAGGACGCAAATAAGAATTTCCTTGCGAACCATAAATGGATTCCCTTAAAGATATTCGTAATGGTTTGATCTTAACTTTACAATTATCTTCAAATCCAATAAGAATACTTTCAGCACAAGCACATAGAACATTACTATCAAAAGCAAGGGAAGGATACTCAAACTTCGAACGATAACTATCCCATGGATTTATCATTACACCATCTACTTCCCTAGTACGTAACATTGCAGGTTTAGTAGTTGGTTTAGATAATGAACCATACAAAACAGATTTCTTTATCTTACTAAAAGTAATATCATGTAATTCCCTTTCTGGAGCCAATTTTCCAATAACATTAAAGTTATTTGAAAAAGGACTAGTTCCAATTTGAGGAACCAATTCCATTGAATCTTCACTTGAAATTTCAGTAGAATACAATTCTTTAATCTTTTCAAAAAGTATCTCACGTGATATCGGAGCAGCTATTCCTATAGAATGACCCGTTGCCTCCGCTATATGTATTCCATATATAGGAGCTTCAGAGTCTAAAAGTGCAAAAACAGAACCACAATCACCAGAGATTGTACGAATATGATATTGATATCCATCCCGTA